GTGTCATATTGCCATCGTTAATTAGAATCTGCGCTAGCTCGTCATAACTCGCCTCGCCAAGATCTAACCCCGCCGCACGAGCAGCATCGACGCCTTCAGGAATACCGGCTTGGGACATTGCTCCTGCCGATTGTCCCAAAACTGCACCCGTAGCTTGCTCCATAGGGCCGCGACCTACCATGGCGTTATTCAAAAGGCGCGTTTGCATACTTACAGAAGTAGACCCGCCGTTAGCATATGCGCTAGTTAAGCCCTGATTAAAGACTCTAAGCATGTCGGCTTCTGAGATAGTCGCTATCGGAGCTGCATCATCTGTACTGCCGCCCACTGCCAACGGACCCTCAGTGTCTGCGTTCTTGACGGTTACTGCATAACCGACAGTACCGTCTTCTTGGGGTATTGCTTGAATGCCTGTAATGTCGTCATAGCCCTTAACACTTGGGTCTAACAAAGTTTTAAACGCTCCTGACTGAGTCAGTAGCCGCCGAGTCAAGTCTGGATTATTTTTAAGAGCTGATTGCATGGACTCAGCACCAACCTTCATACCGCCATTGGCATTAGGTTCTAAGTCATCAAACCCCGAGGCAACGGTGTTAAAATACTGTGCGCCAAACCTAGCAAGGTCAGTGGCATCGGCCTCTTCTTGCGCACGCTCATCTGCATTCCGCATGAGTCGAAGCGACTCATCCCGATCCGCTAGCGTCTGATCACGGTAATCTTTCAAATCCCGCGCATTGCGGCGATTGGAAACATAACCTAATAGTGGGCCTAAACTGCCTAGTGCCGACTGTGCCATTACTTATCCCCTAGAATGCCATGGCAAAAATTGCCATTGCACCCAATGAACCGATGGTGGAATACGTGTTCGCTTTGCTCGCCGCCTTCGCTTGTGAATAGGCTTGCTTTCGCGCTGACGCATCCTGGGCCGCATTGCCCAGTTGTTGCTGACTCGACCGATTGACGCCCTGACCAATGTTAATCAGGTCGGACATGAGAGCTGTATTAGCTTCGTCCTGCGCAATACGCGCATCGGCAATTGATTTAACTGAACCGAGCACATTGCCGCGCTCTAGGTTTCGATCCATAGCCTGCTGCTGTGCGGGAGTCATGCGACCGCCGTACCGTGATGCGTTTCTAGAAGCTATGCCAGCGGTAAGAGCCGAAGCATTAGTAGAGTCAGTCCGCGCTTGATCGATCAGACTTGTGTCATTTGAAGCCCTGTCAAGGAGCTCCATTTCAAAGTCACGGTAATTAGCTACGTAATCGTTGAACTCGCCACGCGTTATATCCGCATAAGCCTTCTCAGGATCACTCACCTGAGGCAAGGTTGCCGCATAATTGGCTGAACCGCCTTGACCGCCTTGACCGCCTTGACCACGATAGTTACCGTTAGCGATCTGATCTAGCTGCTCCGCTGAAAGGTCGAATCTCATATATTCACCCGTTTAAAAAGTAGTCCCAGCGATCACCCAACGAACTTATAGATTGGGGTGGTCCCTGTTGGCCTCTAGGTAACTGACGGTTCGGTGTGAAAAATGATCCACCGGTGTCCTTGTTGTCCAGCCCTTGCATAACCATCGAACTGCCAAGCTGCACTGCGGCATTTTGTCTCGCCATTGCAACCTGCTGTTTGTTCTTGGCACGGTTTAACGCTTCACTGGTTTCTAGCCGCGACAATTTCGACATACCTGTGGTGGCATCCGCAGCCTGCTTGTTAGCTATGCCTATAACATTGGACCCCATCGTGTTCTGGATCTTTCTGCCGGTCTCACTGGCCATACCGAGCTGACCTTGGTAAGCCTTGCTAAGGTCGGATGAGTAATCTAGGGCTTGTGCATTTCTATAGGATGCAGGTGTGAGTGCCTGCATAGTGTCGGCATTAGCGCGAGCTCTCAGAATCTGGCTGGGGTCACCATCTCGGGCTTTGTCACGCATCTCTTGCAGCTTGGGGTCGTAGTTCTGTTTAAAGAACTTATACCGCTCCAGAGCTACAGAGGCCGAAGCTTTTTCAGCGTCGGTGGCTTTGTAATCTGATTGTTTTGGGCTACTCATGAACCGGCTTCCTATAAATTAAGTCGTCTAAAACCCATCCTCGACGTGCGAGAGCGTTTCCCCACCGTTCAGACTTTGTTCTGGCTTCGATCCAACTATGGCCCGTAGCCTCGGCAACCTGTCTAATCCCCTCCATATGTCTGAACAGGGCTGGAGCCTTTCGGGGTTGGCTCCAATAAATCCACATCAACAACGTCTTATCACCGGTATACCGGTCAACTTCAGACGTTGTTACCGCAAAACCACCTTCGGCAATAAACAACATCGCCCGTTCCGCTTTAACTTCTGCATATACATCCTCTGGGATGTAAGAGAGAGTTGGGTTGTCCGCCAAAATCTCTTCTATTGCAGGTCTAATCCACCACCACTCTTCTCGAATATCGCCGAGCCTAAGAGTATCGTCGCCTTGTTGGGCTGGTATGGTAGCCGCCATATTTCACGCTCCGTGCTATGGGTGTATTACTAGCTCTCGCTTTGTCTTCTGCTTCCTTGACACCTTCGGCATAAAGAGCCGCATACATTTGCGCGGCTTGATAATCAGTCCAAACTTTTGCAGGCGTCCTCAACAACCGGAATAAGGCACCATTCACAATGGCATCCTTATGATTGTTGATAATTTCATCGTCTAGTAATAAAGCATCCGCCGTAGGTTTCAGCACAGCTCTCAAAAGCACAGACTCTACCTTCGTAGTAGCTGGCATCGGAGCGAGATAAAAAAGGGTTTGGCTCTGCTGGACAAAATACTTAGGTATCCCCGCGTTGGCTTTGTCGCGCCAATCAGGAAGTCGTTGTTCTAATAATCCTGTGCTCACCGGTTCTAGTTTTTCACCGTCATTAATAAGCCACAGTATTTTATGGACAACCGCATTCTTTGGGGGCTCTAAGTCATACTCGTAAATCTTTGCAACCGTTGTCACGGGGTCCAACTCTTGCTGATAGACTTCTGATTTTGTGCAGAAGTCTATAGCTGAAGAGCGAATCGCTGCGATTGCTACGGGGTCGGAGCAACCATATACGCTGGGTAACACATCAGGTAATAACGACTCAAAAGTAGCCATGTTCGTTACGCCGCTGCAGTATTAGCGTTAGGGCTGGTAACCAAATCTAATTGCGATTTGCCCGTCACCGCAGCCATGAAGAGCTGGTAGTGGTTTCCTGCACGCTGGCTGTTACCGGTGTACTCAGCGTCCTTCATGTAGCAGGAATACAGCACGTAGTTGTATACGGAGTTCGCGTAGATATCAGGGACTGTCAGGTTATCGGCCTGCGCTACCGTACTAGGGTTTCCCGAATAGATAATTTCGACATAAGCATCCCCAGCGACTCCAGGATAAACGTAAAAGTTACGAGGGTTAGAATCGTCATAAACGTAATGCTTAACCACAGCACTGTGAGCAGCATCGCCGCTACTCGCAGGGTCGTGCCACGTAGGCGTTTGAGCATCTAGCACCTCCCGTTCTACAAGCCTGATGGAGCGAGAACCGGTGCCACCCGAAGCAGCAGACATGTTTCTGACGACGCCAAGTAGCCGGTTTCCATTAGAAGGTATTGATTGTTTAGTGCCAGCTACTAACGTGATTGTTTCATTCTGCGCAGAGGCGTCGGGTTTAAACAACGCAATTTCACGTTGCGCGTCGTTCACCCAAAGGACTAGCTCATTTGCAACCGGCCACCTAACCCCCGTGGTGTCTTGCAGAGTTACTTGAACCCTATCAATTACTGATTGAACGCTGACACTCATACTGGGCTACCTCTAGTTTATTAGCCATTAAATACTCGATCCCAAGCGGCCTCTCGTACTTCAGTCGGAATCGTTTTCCCACAAATACGGTGAATGGACGCGGCTTTAGGCTCACCATTAGCTTTAAAATCCTCTGGTGCTCCGCTCTCAACGAGCTGCTCAACTGCCGATATGACCTCATCAAGAGGGTCAATTTCTTCGGTCTCAACTGAAGCAAGCACAGCGGTCGGAGCGGCTCCAACAACCTCTGCACCCATACTCAGTGCTATAGCACCAATACTTTCTGAAACTTCTCTTTCTACGCCAGCCTGAAAGACGACAATGCCGCCGTCTAATGTGGCTACTCTCAAATCCTGTGGAGCTTTAATTCTCATAAGTCTTCCTAAAAAGAACCCCCTACCCTCTGATTGATTGAGCAAACAGCGAGTAGGGGGAAGGGGAGAGTCATCTACCGCTTACTGCGCGGTATCCAGACAAATCACGCCGAAGTCTTCAACAGTACCGTTGTAGTCGCTGTTGAACTTAGGCTTCTTGAGTCCAAAGATCTTCCCGATGGAGATACCAGCTTGGTTGCCATAGTCGAATGTATCTTCGACAATCTCAGGCAAGCCGATGTCAGCCATTGCAAGTGATTGAGCACCACAGAACAGAGCGCGAGCTCCATTTA